CCTTCATAACGTTCTGACAAAAGCCTTGACAGACGGCACCCCTGCCTACTATAATTCTAACATCCTCGGTCGTTACTATAGGAAAGACTATTTTGATTTTGGAAATGATTCTGGCGTTGACGCCTGCTGATTATGACCATCTTGCACGAGCAGTGCAGGTAGAGGCAGCACCAAATACCATGGATGAATACTGTGTTGCTGTTTCTATTCTGAACAGGGTTAAATCTCCTAGATTTCCTAACTCTGTTGCTGATGTAGTGTATGCACCTGGTCAATATGAAGGTTTCTTTTATCGTCGTCCAGCAGCAAACCCTCATGTCATCTCTAAACTGAAGAACACACACAAACTTCTGGAAGCTTACAGTATTATTGGTGACAGAACTGACTTTAAAGGACAACGTATGCTAAGATACCGTGTCGCATCAGAAGATCCCATGTGTAGCAACAATGGCAATTTCTATCATTACCACTGGCAGTTCTAACATGATTAACAAAACTTTTACTGGAATCCCTGCACCTGAGTATTTGGATGAAGATCCGTGGTTTGGATACGCACCATACTCAAAAACTCAGCAAGATAAAATGATTGCTCAACTAGTAAAAGAAAATTTAATCCTTGGAGATGACAATGGTAGTAAAGAACTAGACAATATCCATCAAATCATGTATAATCTATCTACACAGTTCAAGTCCTACATTGGTGGATCTGAAAACGTTTGGCACTGACTCAATAGCTCAGCGGATAGAGCAACTGCCTTCTAAGCAGTCGGTCGTAGGTTCAAATCCTACTTGAGTCGCCTTGTCGTTGTGGCGGAATTGGTAGACGCGCTGGGTTTAGGTTCCAGTGGATTTATCCGTGGAGGTTCAAGTCCTCTCAGCGACATTAAATACTAAAAACAACACTTAAAATGAAGTATCGTTTGTACAATGAACACCATGTTCATCAAGGAACTTTTGAAACACTAGAGAAGTTGAGAAACTTTTTATGTGAGAGAAAGTATGACACCAATGATAGAACATATATGCACGATACATTTGATTATATCAAAGATATTAAGTGGCATTGGGATATTGAACAGTAGTTGACATTAACTACAAATTACATTATAATTTAGAAAAAGTCCTTAGACTATATACTTAACATCATGCAAATTTTCCTAGACACAGCTGATTATTCTGAGATTAAAGACAGGTATGATACTGGTCTAATTTCTGGCATCACCACTAACCCTACACTAGTTCGTAAGTCTGGTGTAAGTTACTTTGATTTTATTTCTTTGCTCTCTAAAGAGTTTAGTTTTGAAAGTATTTCAGCAGAGGTTAATGGAAATACTGCTAGTGAAATGATTGAGAATGCTCAACAATACATTGCTATTGGATCTGAGATTACAATTAAACTTCCTCTTACTAGAGAAGGTCTTATTGCTTGTAAAGATCTATCTGATGATGGCATTCAAACTAACGTAACTCTTTGTTTCTCTGTTGCACAGGCAGCGATGGCAGCAATGGCAGGAGCAACATATATTTCACCATTTGTTGGTCGTCTTAATGACAATTCATTCAGTGGTGTTGAATTAGTACGTAGTATTGCAAGTTTATATTGCAATCAGGCACAGGAAACAAAAGTTCTTGCTGCTAGTTTGCGTGACGTACATCATGTATCTCGCTGTTTCTTATACGGTGCTTCTGTAGCTACTCTACCTACTAAAGTATTTGATAAGATGTATAATCATGTTTTGACAGACGCAGGTTTGGCAATTTTTGAGGAAGACTTTAAAAATTTAAAAGCATGATAACAATTTACTCTAAAACAGGTTGTCCTTATTGCATCAAACTTATAAAAGTTATGGAGCATGAAGGGTTAAATCATGTTGTGTATCAATTAGATGAAGATTACACTAGAGAGGAATTTTACGAAAAATTTGGAGAGGGTTCTACCTTTCCACAACTTGTATTGGATGATATTCATTTAGGTGGATGTAAAGAATCCATCAAACATATGCAAAAAGAGAAAATCTGTTGTCAGGTATGATTGAAGTATCACTAGAAGAATTTGAAAAAGACTTTGATTCTTACATGGATAGAATTGAAGCGGGAGAAAAATTTATGATTAGGAGACCTGATGGTAGAGCAGTTGCTGCTGTGCCAGCTAAAGAACTGGCACCTCATACCGAGCACATGAGTGATGATGAGTGGTATAATACTTATAACAATCACGATGATGCATCATGACTAAACCAGAAGTAATCCTTGAACGTTATCCGTATCGCTACGTCAAATGCGGTACACTAGAGATCAATGGTATGCCAGATTACCGCATCCAAAAATACAATACTTGGAGTGGACGTTACAATGACATGTATCTTCTGGATAATGGAATTCAACTTGACTATGCCATGGAAGATTTCCAGTACACCAAGTGGTTAGATCCAGATCCAGAGGTAACAGCATACCCTAGAAAATCAGACACTTGTAAATCACCTTACTTAGAATCATGAGCGTTAAATCACAATTGGAAAAAGCAGAATCAGCAGTCCGTCAGGCATTGATTGCTGCTCTAGCAGAAGGCGAAGACGAGTATCTAACAGAATTGTTTGATACACTTAACAATGTTCGCGATTTAAAAACTAAAATTGATAACACTATTAGGTTTACCGATAATACTGAGGAGTATTACGATAAAATTTCTAGTCCAATCACTGGTAATATTGACCTATCAGATTTAGTTATCAGCACAAAAACAGGAAAAGACTTGGACGTTATGGACAACGTTATTGATTTTCCACTTAGTTTTTCAGATACCAAACCTGGCTTAACCGATTAACCTTTAATAAATACTTCTAGCTTAGAAATATTGTCTTCAGGACTAGAAGTATGTCAAAATTACTTGCGAACCAAATCGCTAATTATGGGGACGATGCTCCCATTGAGATCAAAGAGGGTCTCAATATCCCTGCTGGTAAACCCATTCAGGCAGCAGGGATTTCTGGAGCTTCTGGTCAAGTTTTAACTTCTACTGGGACTTCTATTTCTTGGACAACTCCATTTGACGGGAACTATAATACTCTTACTAATAAACCTACGATACCTGCAGCGCAGGTAAACTCTGACTGGAATGCGACTAGTGGTGTCGCATCTATTTTAAATAAACCAGTCGTTCCACCACTACCAAGTGTAACTTTAACTGCTGCTGGATCATCAACTCTTACATATAATGCACAGAATGGTGAGTTTACTTTTACTCCACCAGATCTCTCTTCGTATCTGACATCATATACAGAAACTGATCCTGTTTTCTTAGCACATCCAGCATATCAAGTTACAACTCAAAAGATTACTAATTGGGATGCATCTTATTCTTGGGGTAACCATGCTTCAGCAGGATACTTAACATCTTATACAGAAACTGATCCTGTATTTTCTGCTTCTGAAGCTGCTAGTATCACAGCACAAAATAAAACTAACTGGAACACAGCATATGGTTGGGGTAATCATGCTACTGCTGGTTATCTAACAACATACACAGAAACAGATCCTGTGTTCCTAGCATCAGCAGCTGCTGGTGTGACAACTCAGTTGGTATCCAATTGGAATACTGCATATACTTGGGGAGATCATGGTACTGCTGGTTATTTGACAGATCTTTCAACATCATCTATCAATGGTCTTAGTGATGTTTCTATTTCTACTGCTCAAAATAATCAATTATTAAAATATAACGGTACTAATTGGATTAATTTTACACCAAATTATCTAACTACACTTGGATCTGTTGGTGGTCATACTGATGTTTCTTTAACTACACCTTCTACAGGACAACTTCTTCAGTATAATGGATCTGAGTGGGAAAATTGGACTCCTAATTATCTAACATCTTTCACGGAGACAGATACATTAGCTAGTGTAACTGGTAGAGGTGCCTCTACAAACACACCATGTACATTCCTTAATGTAACTGTAAGTGGAAACTTAAACGTTCTTGGTACAACCACACAAAATAATGTTACTACTCTAAACGTAACTAACAATGAGATTGTTATTAATGAGAACCAAGCATCTGGTGGATTAAATGCTATCATTAGAAATGACAGAGGTAGTGATCCTGATGTAGATATTCGTTGGGATGAGGTTGCAAATAAATGGAAGTTTACTAACGACGGAACCACATATTATGATTTACCAACTGCAGCATCTGATCTTACAAACGATGCAGGATACCTAACATCACTCGGATCTGTTGGTGGTCATACTGATGTAACACTCACTACTCCATCAGATAATCAATTACTAAAATATAACGCTGGAGCTACTAGGTGGGAGAATTGGACTCCTAATTACATATCAACTACTGGATCAATTGATAGTCACACTGATGTTGTAGTTACCTCTCCTACTGCTGATCAAGTATTAAAATATAATGGAAGTCAATGGGTAAACACTAGTATTAGCACTACCGCTCAGGTTGTTGTTCAAGATGCAGCACCAAGTAATCCACAATCAGGTGATATGTGGTGGAAGTCTGATGAAGGAACACTCAAGATTTATTACTCTGATGTTGATACAAACCAATGGGTAGACGCTTCACCTATTGGTGATCCATTTGAGAACACTTATGCGAGTATTGCATTCTTCCCTCAAGCAAATGTTAGTAAAGGTGCTTTTGCTTTCTCGGAAGCTACTGATGCAATGTACTATTCCAACGGTACAAGTTGGACTAACCACAGAATTGTTACTACAAACAGTGCTACTTCATCAGATTTTGCCACACTACTTGCCAATACACAATTAACATATTCTGTTAGTGCAGTTGATGATCCTGGCGCAAATGCTGACAAGAAACTCATTAGATTATCAGATTCTCAGGGTGTTACTAGTGATATTGTCCTTACTGCAGGAACTGGATTATCTATCATTAAATCTAATAATGAAATTACATTTAACAATGATGTAACTGATACAACATATGGTATTTCTTCTGAAGCTGCTTCTGGATCTAACGCTACCTTTAGACTTACAGGAAGTGATGGTGTATTAGACAATATTACATTTGCTGGTGCTGACGGTCTGACCGTAGAGAACACAGACGCCAATACAATTACCTTTAGAGCACCTAACATTTCTACTCAGTTGTATACTGATGAGAAAGCACAAGATGCTATAGCACAGATGTTTGCAAATGGTACACATACAAACATCACATTCACATATGATGATGCCAACAATTCTATCAGTGCTTCTGCTACTGGTGGCGGAGGAGGAGGTGGTGGAACCACCTATGATTTATTGGGATCAAACACTACCAGTAATAACGCCATCATTACTCTCCGTGATGCTAATAATAATGATGATGATATTGAAATTACTGGTAGTAATGGTACAACTGTATCATGGGATGGTGCTAACAAAAGAATCACTCTTGATAGCACAGCACCAGTTCAACCAGATTGGGATGCTACATCTGGACTAGGACAAATTCTAAATAAACCAAGCATTCCTTCAGCATATACACTACCTATTGCTACTGCTGGTGCTATAGGTGGTATTAGAGTTGGTGCTAACCTATCAATTGATCCATCTACTGGTGTTCTTGATGCTAATCCTGGCTCATACACATTACCAACAGCAGATGCAACAACTCTTGGTGGTATCAAAGTTGGTTCTGGTCTTTCTATTGATGGTAACGGTGTCTTAACTGCTACTGGTGGTTCTACCGTTCCACAAATCCAAGATTTATCAGGAACCACAGCGTCACTTGCTGATGACGCATCTGCTGAACTAAATATTACAGGTTACAAAGCCTATTCGTTATTCAAGATCACTACTGATGCAGAAGCATGGGTAAGAGTCTATGTAGATGATGCATCTAGAGATGCTGATACTACGAGAAGTGAAGGACAAGATCCTTCGCCAGGCAGCGGTGTTATTGCTGAAGTGAGAACGTCTGGAGCAGAGTCAATTCTGGTTTCACCTGGCATTATGGGATTCAATAACGACAATCCAAGAACGGATAACATTTACCTAGCAGTCACTAATAGAAGTGGCGCAGCAACTACAATTACAGTCACTCTAACAGCACTACAAATAGGAGAATAACAAAGATGGCAATTTTAAAGTCAGTCGTTGATGTCAATAACGGCAACACTGGTTGGGATAAGTCTGACGTACTTGACGCTTTAGAGACTGTGTTTGCCAACCTTGGATGGAACAATGGGACAGCAGCTTCTGGTGTGCCATGTGTTTTAAAAGCACCAGGATGGAGTGGTGGAAATAGTAGTGCAGACCTAAGCAAATACAGCAATACTACATCACAGTGGTATAATAACAGTAGTCTTGCTACAGATAATTTTCAACATTGTGGAGGACCTGCTGCTCCTAACGGTGGTAATATAACTAGATATTTTTACGTATCAAATAATGGCACTAGTGCTTATAGAATGGTAGAAGAGTTTAGAATTAATGGAAGTACCTCTGTAGAACTTAATTTTCCAGATGCAATTGCAGATTCTAGACATGGATTGCAAACAGGTGATGCTGTTCATTACGCTCCTGGTGTTTCATCTCCTGATGCTAATAAAGTAATTGGTGGATTGTCTGTAGATACAATTTACTATGCTATCAAAGTAGATGATACTAATTGGAAAGTAGCAGCTAATGCCACAGATGCTGCCAATGGAACTGCTATTAATATTACTGCTGCTTCACAGACTGGATATTATTTTAGGAGACAAGATAGTTCTGCATTAGATAACATTACAATCACTTGTAAACTAGGAGATACACTCAACTTTATTACTTCTGGTGCTAGTGGTGCTGGAGGAACATTTAATCTTGTATACAATAGTGATTCATATGATGCTAATAAACTTTTAGTAAAGAGATCTGGTGATAATTGGCAAACTGCTCCATCAGGAAATGCTTCTGATGGTTCTGTTGATACAGTTTGGAATACTCAAGGATATAGACAGACTGAAAATGAAGTCTTGGATCCTGTCAGAGCGCCAGGTGATGGAGCTGGAACTGCTACTGGTGATGGTGGAATCATCAAATACATTTATGCCAATAGTACAAACGCTTCTATGAAGGCAGAAATTGTTGTAGAACCATGGATCTTTAATAATGCTAGTAGCTTTAATCCATATTGGAAGTATACTGTTCCTGCTAGTGGAGGTAGATCTGAATTAAAACTAAGAGTTTATAGAGGTAATAAGTGGTATACCGATGCAAGAATATGTGCCATCACTATCAATAGTATTGGATCTGGTTGGACTGATGATGCTGTATTCACGATACCTGGCGAAGAGATAGGTGGTGTTGCAACAACAAACGACGTGACCTTTGGTGTCAATGCTGATGAAACTTCAAACAATGCTGGTGATGGTACTCCTTCTATTGGTGTGACAGATCTTAAGTCTGGATCTAACTTCTATCAAAAACATCCTAGTGGGTTTTATGCTATTGCTAGAGTAGAACATGATGCTGCCAAAGCATTTGGCACAACATACTATGGTTTTGGAATGGATCCTGATAATGATTATAAGTTGACCATAACTAGTGGTTGTGATTGGGACTTCTTAAACTATCCAGGAATTCATTATAATGTTGGAACTGATGACAATGTTGCTTTCGGAAGATATAATGGAAAATCAGGATTAGATTATCAAGGTAGTTACAGTTTTGTCAGAAGAGAAGAAGGTAATGATACTTATTGGAGAGAACTTAATTACGCAGCTACTTCAACTCCAACAGCATACCCTCTTGCTATTAGAGTTTACAGAGCACAATCTCCTCAAGATACTGACTTTGCCATCATTCAATTTACTCAGACAATTAATGGAATTATTCAACCATACGGAACATTTACTATAGCAAAAGGATCACAGCATGGTGCTGGTGTATATGATTTAGATCATGTATTCCAAGATGCTGTGATGGTAGTTGGTACAGCTACAAGAACCATACAGTTCATATATGGTAATACTCAATATAATTGGTACGCAGGTATAACTGAACCAGCTGATAGTAATACTAAAACAAGAGCAGCAAGTTATGGATATATGAGAGATGAATCACCTGATAGTGATTATGGTACTCAAACTACATCGTTTACATGTAATATTGATACAGATAATGGTAACAATCAGTTTGGATCTTCTATGAAAACTTACTATAGAAATAGCACCTATGACAGTTACTCTTACACTAGTTCCACTTATGGTCTCACTACTAATGCAATGAGTTCTTCTGCTGATTATTATAAACCTATCAAAGGTCTTCCAATTACTAATGCTTGTTTACCAATTCCTTACTATCTACCAGATGATTTTGTAATGTTACAGGTAGCAACAACTCCTGGTCTAGTTTCATTTAGAACTGGTGATACTGTAACTATAAGTGGATCTGAAGTGTATGAGATTATTATGGCTTCATATGAATCACAACAAAATGGACTTGACAATGTAAACAACAATTCCACAATCGGAATGCTATTCATGGCGAGGACAACCTAATGGCAGACATCACAATATCTGATTATGGTACAGTAACTACTGCAGTTACTGGTATTGATCAAACAAAAATGGTAGAGTCAACTGCTACTGGATTTGTTAATCCTACTTTTTCTTCCGTATCTAGAGTAACTAGTGCTGCAAATGCTCCAACTAATTTTAATATTGGTGATCTTACAGATCCTCCTGCAGGATCTAGAGCAGCTGAAAGAGGTTTATTATATGGCAGGAGACCACATCGTGGATTGTTATTCCCTAGAGGATATTACAACAAATAACTAAATACATCAGAAGAATAGTATCGTCTAGAAATGGCATTAGATTTCCCCGCATCACCGAATATTAATGATACGTATACGTTTGGTGGTGTAACGTGGACTTGGGATGGAACAACTTGGAAAGTTCTAGGTAGATTCCAGTTCACCTCGTCCGAAACTGATCCTGTTTTCAGTGCATCTCCTTCTGCAAATATTCTTCAACAAAATATTACTAACTGGAATACAGCATATGGTTGGGGAGACCATTCAGGTGCTGGTTACTTAACTTCAGTAGGATCTATTGGCAGTCATAGTGATGTAACGATAGCAACGTTGCAAGATGGACAATTATTAAAGTATAGTGTTGGTAATGCTACATGGGAAAACTGGACTCCTAATTTTCTTACTTCATATACAGAAACAGATCCTGTATTCGGTGCATCACCAGCTGGTGGTATTACGGGAACAAATATTACTAACTGGAACACAGCTTACAACTGGGGTGACCATAGCACTGGAGGATACTTAACAGCAGAGGCAGATACTCTTGCTACTGTAACAGGTAGAGGTGCAACAACTACTACTGATATTACAACTACAGGAAAGATTTTTTATTCCAATAACTTTGCTGATCTAACTGCACTCAATGCTGTCAATCCAACCACATATCATGGTATGTTTGCACATGTTCATGCAGAGGGTCATGGATATTTTGCACATGCTGGTGGATGGGTTCAATTGTTAGACGAGGGATCTTCCATCAATGAACTAGCTGATGTAACCACTGGAACTATATCTACTGGCGACGTATTAACATGGAATGGTAGTGCTTGGGCAGCAACTGCTCCTACTGGTGGAGGTGGAGGTGGTGCTAACGTAACTATTTCTGATACTATTCCTGCTGGTACTCCTAGTGCTGGTGATCTTTGGTGGGAGAGTGACAGTGGTCGTCTAAAAGTATACTATACAGATGTTGATAGTTCTCAATGGGTTGATGCATCTCCACCATTATCACAGACAGATTATATCAAACTTAGTGATCTCAAAACAGTTGTGGCTGCATCCAGTGACTTCGCTGATTTCCAGTCAAGAATTGCTGCTCTGTAACCAATAAATACAAAGATAGGAGAGTACTAAGAAATGGCAATCAATTTTCCTGCAACAGCAGGACAACCAACAAACGGTTCATATACCTATACGGTAGCAGGTATTACTTACGCATGGGATGGGTCGTCATGGGAAGCAGCTGGTGCTGGTGCGAGTGCAACAGACACAACTCTCTTCAGTGTTAGTACAAATCCTACTGGTACTGCAGCTCTTTCTTACAATAATAATACTGGTGCGTTTACATATACTCCTCCTGATCTTTCTGGTTATCTGACATCAGAATCTGATACTCTCTCCACTATCTTAGGTAGAGGAAATGGATCGGGTGCAAATGATATTGAGATTGCTGATGATCAATCAATTAAACTTGGTGCTTCATTTGACCTACAGATTTATCATAACTCAACTGCAGGATCTAATATCAGAGAGAATGGATTCGGTCCTCTCAACATTTGGGGTACAGATATTAATATTCTTGACTCTACAGGAACTGAAACGAAAGCAACTTTCTCTACTGGTGGTTCTTGTTCACTGAGTTGGGGTGGAACAACTAAGTTTGAGACTACAACAAATGGTGCAACAATTACAGGAGCACTTACAGCTGGTGGGTTAACTTATCCAACAACTAACGGAAATATTGGACAGGCATTGATTGGAGATGGTGCAGGTAATGTTGGATGGGGTGACGTTGCAACTATTGGTTTACAACCAAGAAAGACAGCATCTGTAACACAGTCTATTGCTAGTGGTGCTGCATCAAACGTGTCTATATCAACTGCTAAAGGATTTGTTTTGTATAGTATTGAGACATCACACGCTGCATGGGTAACACTATATACCGACACTGCCAGTAGAACTGCTGATGCTGGTAGACTTGAAATCACTGATCCCACACCTGGTTCTGGAGTTCTATCGGAAGTTATTACTACAGGAGCAGTCACACAATTAATTACGCCAGGAACTATTTGTTTTAATTCTTCTCCTACAGCAACAACATATGCCAAGATTGTAAATAAAAGTGGATCCACTGCAAACGTACAGGTAACTCTTACTTATCTACAACTAGAGGCATAAGATGATCTGGCCAATTCCAATATCGGAAAAAACCTATATTGTAACTCTCTACAAACATGAGGATTTAGAGCAGTTTTACAATGATATGAGTGATTATCATTTAGTAATGAAGCGTCCTATGAGTAGGAACACTCATTACAAAATGACAGAGGAACAAGCAAAAGTATTACGTCAAGATCCTAGAGTATGGGATGTGCAATTACCACCAGAAGAACTTGGCATGGTAATGGGTAGAGACACTATCAATTACAATGAATATAGTATTAATGGAAACTTTTGGAAAGGAGATACCCAAGGTGCATCAACTGTAGCTTCTACTGATAGACAGTGGGGACAAATTCATTGTGCTGGTGATACTGTACAAAGAGGTAAGAGTCAGTTTGGTCTCATCAATAGTGGTGGAACTTATGAGCAAGTAATTGAGACTGTAAATATTTTTAATGATGGCAAGCACGTTGATGTAGTTATCTGTGATGATCCAGTATCTTATGATTGTCAGGAATGGTTTAGTCCTACTACAGGTCAGACAAGATTCATACAGTATGATTGGTATGGTCAACTTAATACTCTTGTTGGAACTATTGATGATGATAGTCAGACTTTACCAACAGGATCATATCCAAACTATTTTGATAATGCTACTAACACAGAAAGTCATGGCACACACGTTGCTGGAACAGTAGCAGGACAACACTATGGATGGGCAAGAGAGGCAAATATTTACAGTTTACAAGTTCTTAGTAATACTTCTAACACAGGAACACCTGTACCAGATTTATTAATCTTTGATTACTTAAGAGCTTTCCATAGAAACAAGGCAATCAATCCTGATACTGGTATTAAGAACCCAACCATTACAAATCATAGTTGGAGTTATCGTTATGATTTTTCTGATATTTTAGAGAAACCAAATTTTGATCTCTCGGATTTTATCTCAGTAAATTATAGAGGAATAACTTATAATAGTAGCAATCCTAATCCATCTGGTTGGACATTTGCAGGACTAGAAAAAGATTTTGGTTTTGCTTCTAATAAAATGAAAATAAATTCTGACTATGCAGCAATCAATGCTGATGTAGAGGATGCTATCAGTGAGGGTGTAGTTGTTGTCGCAGCAGCTGGTAATAATAATTTTCATTGTGTGCCAGATGGAAATCCTGATTACTCTAATACAGTAACTCTTACAGCTGGAACATACTTGTATAATAGAGGAGCATCACCAGGTAATTCACTTAATACTATATGTGTTGGATCTTTAGGTAATAGACATGATTTTAGAAGATCTACTTTCTCTAACTTCGGACCTTTGATTAATATATTTGCACCAGGAAATAATATTCTTTCTGCATATGATAGTGGTGGACTTGCTGATACTAAGTATGGTGGAGCACCAAACTATTTCTATCCTATCCAAGGAACTAGTATGGCATCACCACAGGTGGCAGGTGTGTTAGCATGTTTAGCTACTGGTAAAGAAAGATTTAATCAGAATGATGCCCAAGGATATTTGGATAGTACTGGTATTTACAATGACATGAGTTGGGATGCTGGTAGCGGTAGCGGAACTCCTGCAGCAACATTCAATATCACAACAACTTCTCCAAGTTTTTCATATTACACACTCAATGGAACAGATAGAAATGGTCCTGTAATTGGCAACAACGCAGGAGTAGTTGTGTATGTTGGTGATACAATTAACTTTAATCTATCAAACGTATCTGGTGTTCATCCATTCCGTATTAGAAATTCACCTGGCGGTACAGACGTAAGTACTCCAGCAGCATCAGGTCAAGGTTCTAGTGGTAACTCAACAGTATCTTGGACACCAAATACAGTAGGTGATTATGTTTATCAGTGTAGTAATCATGGTAGTATGTATGGAACTATATCTGTAGTACCAGCACCTAGTAACGCAGGAACATTTGCTGATGATTCTTGTAAAAAAGATAGTCCTGATTTATATTTGATTGCAAAGAATCCCAGAGAGGGATTGACAGGTATGATATCTAAACAAGTAGGTGCTAGATCTAATGATAAAAGTGCTCTAAAATATCCTAGAGTTTCTACATTTAATAGACCAGCTCCAGCAGCACTATCCAAAACATTTACAATTGCTGTTACTAATATCGGTGCAGGTAGTTATGTGTTCAATGGTTCTGATAGAGGAGCTGATCATGTTGATGCACAAGATCCAGTGATTAACTTATATCAAGGTGATACTCTAATACTTACATTTAATATTTCTGGAAGTCATCCATTTTGGATTAAAACTACACAGACTACAGGAACATCCAATGGAGTTACAACAGGGACTATTACAAACAATGGTCAGCAGTCATCTAACCTAACATGGGACACTAATGGTGTAACGCCAGGAACTTACTACTATATTTGTCAGTTCCATGGTGGTATGTCTAATAGCATCATTGTAACTTAAGGCATAAATAAACAAGAGCACTAGTATCCACTGGGAAGTTAAATGGCTGATCGTTTTCCGTTAATTGTCAACTCTGTATCCAAGAAGATTGAAGAACTGGTATCGGGTGACAACTTAGATCTTACTGGCAACGGTATCGTTATCAGTACTGACACTGGTGCAGGAAAATATTTAACAAGTGATGGGACTACAGTCTTTTGGGGAAATCCTGGCGATGTATATCTGACGCAAACTCAAACACTTACTAATAAAACACTAGAATCTAGTGTTATTTCAGGTGCTCTCAATACATTATCTGATATACCAAACAGTGCTTTAGTTAACTCAGGTATTACAGTTAATAATATCACTATCCCTCTTGGTGGATCTGTGGTAACACCTGATAACAATACTACCTATGTTGTTTCTGCTCAAGATGGTCTATCAGCATCTGAAAAAATTATACGTTTAACTTCTGGTGGTAATTTTGGTGCTGGTGTTAATGATGATGTTATTTTAGCTGTAGGAGTACCAACAACAGTTCCATCTGGATCAAATACGGTATCTTTATTCCTTGATAGAGTAGGAGATAAGTTAACCGTATCTGGACATGTTGTAGATAACAATACAATCACAACACTCAACGCTCCTGGCGGAACCAATACCTCTGGAGCAATCAACTTTACGTCAACTGGTGCTGCTACAGTTTCTATGACTGGTAGTACTATTAATATTGACGCTCTTGATACTGATACTAGAACTAAAATTCGTGCAGGATCTGGTGGTACATACGGTCCTGCTGACACACAGCAAGGACTGTTTACATTTTTAGATGGGACAGGAACTACAGTAGCACAAGGTGTTGATGGTAGTGGAGATCCTACTATCACTTATACATCTACTGATACTGTAACTCAAATTCGTGGTGGATCTACTGGTACATACACACCAACCGCAACTGGAACTGCATCAACACAAATTTCTATTGAGGGTGGAAGTGCTCTTGGTGGAAATACACAGGTAACTCAGAACGGAAATACTATCCTTATTGATAGCACTGACACCAACACCGTAACTAAAGTTGGTAGTGATAACAATGGAAGTCCTGTAGCACCACAGGCAGGAGATTTTATTTTCAAACAATCTGGTGCAACAACAATTACACAAAGCACAAACGGAAGTGGTCAAGTTGAAATTACAGTTAGTTCTGTAAACAGTGATACTGGTGCTACTTTGACTGCTAGTAATGGTATTATTCTAGCAACTTCTGATTTTAGATTAAAAAATGCCAGCAATCTAAGTGGTAACAGAGTATTAAAATGGGATAATGGTAACGCTCAGTTAGCAAATAGTATTATCACAGATGACGGAACTACTGTAACCATTGATGGAGATCTTGTTGTAGAAGGAACTCAAACAATTCTCAACACCAGTGTATTACAGATTGAAGATAATATTATTGAATTAAGAAAAGGAGCTAGTATTGTTGGTGCTGATGGTGGTATTCAAGTCAATAGAACTACAGATGGTAATGGTGTTGTAACTGCATACAAAGGATTACAGTGGCATGAGTCTGGTGGTTACTGGAGATCTTGGGATGGATCTGTTGAGGAGAGATTAGTAACAGAAACAGAAACTCAAGTTCTTACAAACAAAACTTTAACTAATCCAACTCTTACAACACCAACTCTTGGTGCAGCATCAGCAACTAGCATCAATGGATTGGAGATTGCTTCCACTGCCTCTGCTGTTCTTGACATTCAATCTGGTAAGACAGTTGATATTAATAATGATCTAACACTTAAGACAGATAACAACACAGGAAATACTAACGTAAACTTCAGAGTTGGTGGAGATGTTGCTTATAAGTCTGATACACTCGCATCGTTTGCTTCTACCACAGCAACTCAGTTAAGAACTTTAATCAGTGGAACCACTGGTGTTGATGATCTTGTTTTCCAAACTAGTCCTGTTATCTTAACTAGTTTAGTAACTACATCTACTGGTTTTGCTTTACTTAACTCTGGTGCTCAGTCAATTCAGTTTGGTGGAGCTGCAACTGCAATTGATGTTGGTTCTCAATCAGGAACTGTAACTTTTAATGGTGATGTAGTAGTAGCAAAAGATTTTACAATTGGTGGTGCTAACACTGATCTACTAGAATGTAATGCTAGAATTGATATTGTCAACTCTGATATTTTAATCAGAGGTGGATCAGGTGATCCAATGACTGTTGGTAGAGGAAACAGTGCCATTGCAAGTAACACAGCTGTTGGTAAACAAGCACTGTTATCTGCAGTTTCTGGATCTCAAAATAGTGCATTTGGCTTTGAAACTTTACTAACAATAAATTCTGGTGCTGGAAATACTGGATTGGGACATCAGGTATTAAGATCCACAGGTGTCGGTGATGGAAACACCGCAGTTGGTCGTGGTGCAATGCTCAGTAATCTTTCGGGAGATAACAACGTTGCACTTGGATCCAATGCACTTGAGACAAACACTGTGGGTAATGCCAATGTTTGCATTGGATACTTTGCAGGATATAATGTTGGTGGTAGTGGAAACGTTCTTATCGGTCCTGCTGATAGTGGAAACCCAGTCAACGATGCTACTTATTCTCCATTGAATGCTTCTGGAGATAGACAACTTGTTATCGGATCTGGAACTGAGTTCTGGATTAGAGGAGATTCTAACTTTGATGTTACTCTTAACAATAATGCAACTGTTAACAGTTCTCTTACAGTTAAAGGTGACTTGGTTGTTAATGGAGTTACGACTACCATAAAATCAAATACTCTTGAGGTATCTGATAAAAATATTGAACTTGCTAAAGTTGTTAGTACACAGTTTACATGTACTACTGCAGATGGATCAGCAAATATTTCATCTATTTCGCCAACACTAGGATTAATTCCTGGCATGGTTGTTACATCTAACACAGGTGGTGTTAGTGTTCCTAACAATACAACAATCGTATCTATTACTTCAAACACTGCTGTACTTTCTAACAATGTATCAGGTACAGGTACACCAACCTTCAGTGCCATAGGTCCTTCTGATACTGCAGCTGATGGTGGTGGTATTATTCTTGACGGAACTACAGACCACACATTTACATGGTCTAATGCTAATGATGCTTGGCAGTCCTCTGAGAATATGGATATTGCTGCTGGCAAGACCTACAACATTATTGATGGCAGTGGAAATGCACGTCAAATGTTGAGTTTGACTCAACTAGGACCTACTGCTGGAACTGGTGTCGTTTGTGGTCTTGGAAGTGGTGTTACCAGTTCTGTTCTAACTTCTGTTGGCACTCTCACATCACTTGATGTTTCTGGTAATGTTGGAATTGGTCTAGGTTCAGATTCAGTAGATCGTGCATTACACGTTAAATCTGCTGGTCTCATAGCAAAACTTGAAAGCACTACTGCCAATGCTTTAATAATGTTTGCGACTCCTACTAATGAGGCTGCAAATACTATTCCTAATATTGGTGCAAATGATAATGATTTAGAATTTACAACAGGAAATCTTACTAGAGCAAAAATTTTAAGTGATGGTAAATTTGGTATCGGACCTGAAAATGCAACGGAATTACTTGCTCTTTCTTTTGCAGATTCATCAAGTGGTTCGTCTAGCAGTGCAAAGATAGAATTTAGAACTGCAACTTATTCTAAACTCGCAATGATTGAAGGTGCTGATGATACTGCAGCAATAAACGATGGTAATGCTCGTGGAAGTTTGCGTTTTATAACTCGTCTTGGTGGTAATGAAAATGAGAGGATGCGAATCACATCGGATGGTAAAATCGGTATCAATATAACTGACAACACCACTGCAGATTTGCATGTAAGAGAAGGAAATAATGGTGCTGGAATCTTTAGACTTGGTGGTGGTACTGGTGGTGGTACTGGACTGGATATGACTTACAGTAATTCTGGTACAACTATAACAACAATTAAACAAAATTATAGATCTACAAATAATGGTGCAGAGTTAGCACTTGACTCTGGTTTCATAACATTTAGGACTGGTACTCTTGGTGAAGAAAAAGCTCGCGTTAGAGCTAACGGTGACCTTACCACAAAAGCATCAGAGACTGAGAACAGACAGACAGCAGGATTTACTGCAAGAAAGGGTGACTCAGTTCAATGTACAAGAGATTCAGGAACTCCTTTAGAAATTTGCAGAACAACTAATACTGGATCTTTTATTAACTTCTTCTCTGGTACTAGCGCAGTTGCATCTGTATCCTACGATGGTTCTACCATGACTTATGGTGGTACTTCAGACTATAGATTGAAAGAAAATATAATTGGAATGACAGGTGGTATTGATGCAGTGAAGCAGTTGAATCCAATTAAATTTAATTTTATATCTTCACCAGAAAAAACTGTTGAAGGTTTCTTAGCACATGAAGTGCAAGAGGTGGTTCCACAGGCAGTTGTTGGAGAGAAAGATGCTGAGATTGATGAAGAAGGTAAAGGTTATCAACAACTAGATTCTTCACAATTAGTTCCTACTTTAACAGCCGCTTTACAAGAAGCGATTGCTAAGATAGAATCATTAGAGGCAAGAGTCAGTGAATTGGAGAATTAAATGACAGCATTAATTATTGTAGTGATTGTATTAGCTATTACAGGTTGGATGATCAGATATTTTGATCCCCATAACTAACCTAAATAGAAGCACAAATAATATAATACTATGGCAGAAACTAAAGAGGTTGCTGACAAGAAATCAAAAGGTCCTTTAGGTAAGCTTAAAGAAGCAGTTGATGATAAGGAAGAACAACTTCTGTACTTAGCAACTCTGATCAGAGTGATTGTTCTCGTGTGGTCCGCAGGAATTTTAACTTTGAACTACGTTAAAATACCAGGTTATGACGCAGGAGAAAAAATTGATCCGACCTTTATAGCTTCGGTCTTCACAGGAACGCTAGCTACTTTTGGCGTCCAAACGGGAGGTAAGAAGAAGAAAGGTGATGCTGAACCTGGCAGTGCTAACATATCTAAAAAGGATATGGAGTTTCTTATTGCTAAGGCATCAGAGACTGCACCTGCACAGACTATCAGGATTGAATCAGCTCCTGTAAAAATTGTTCCATCTGACAAATAAAATCATGCAAAAAATTATTAACGGAATCGCCATCCTAAGTGGCGTGGTATCACTAGCAGTAGTGGGTAGTGGAGTATTCATCTATGTACAGAAGGATGCTATCATTGAAGGAGTAAAAGAAAATATTAAAGAACAAGTATTAGGTGGGGTAACGAGTGCTTTACCTGGCATTGCTGCTGATGCTATGCCTGAGTTACCTGAGATGACTGGTCCTGCAATGCCATTCTAACCATGATTAAATTCAAATATGTTGTAGCTACTGTTGGAGGTTTACTCGCAGTAGCACATGTTGGTTTGCTTGGATATGTATTTCATAGACCAAAGACACCATCAGTTCCTACAATTAACATACCTCATGGAGACTATTCCTCTTACAGTATTAAAGCTGATAAGGATGGATATGAAATTGAATATAAAGCAAACGATCCTGCAATCCTAGAGTCTGAAAGATCTTTAGATCTTTTGAAGGATAAGAAGGGATTATTTGGTGGTAGTCTAGAGAATCGTTTGGAGTATCGTCGTGATCAATTCACCATGGATGGGTTCAGAAATCTTGGAGGTGCCGAAACGCAGGATGGTGAGGGAAAGTACAGTGCAAAAGACGTAGAGTGTTTAGTGGCGGACGCTGGAGCAAGAGGACAAGGTGCAATGGCAGGTAGTGCTATCACTGCTGGTGTTGTTGTTCCTGCTGTCTCTAACATCCCATACATCGGATGGTTAGCTGGCGGTTGGGCGTTACTACTAGGAAATAAAGCAGGTTCTGAAGTGGGTTCACAAGTTGGTGCTGTATTTAATGATTGTTAAATTATTTCTTAGGACGTTTAAAAGGAGGTAATCCTTTCTTTTCTCTGTACTTGTTCGTTTGAATTTCGTTAGCAGATAATTTAGGAGGTTCTTTTCCTAGTGCCTTCTTAATCTTTTTAATGATCTGTTTAACGATTGGTTTGACAATCTTCAATAGAAAAGGAGTTGCAGCAGCTGCAGCTGTTGCCACAACAGCAATTGATGCAGTAGTTGTAACCTGATTTGTAGATGGTATTCCTTTTATAATCTGATCTGTAATAGTAATATCTTCTTTGATTGGTATACATTGTTTTCCAATCAATCTATATTCAGTAATTTTTTTAGTACCGTTATCAGTAAGAGTGCCGATAGGTTGTGTTAATTCTTGCACCTCTGTAGGACACTTTATATTCGCTGTAGCAGCGTCCTTTGGTATCTCTGGTGGTTTTGCCTCTGGCGTCTCAGTGTTCCCTACAGGAGGGACTGGTGCTTCATATTCATAATCAAGTTGATCTGGACTATAATCAATGGGATTGTAGGATGGCATTCCTGCATCACAATATATCTTGACGCCTTTTGGATCGTCTTTTTCTAACATATTGTTTTCTTCCACCTCGTGTGCTTCAACACAACCAGGCATATCCACAATCGGAACACCAATTTCAGATGTTACTGGTGGATAGATTGGTATAGCTTGAGGTGGATCTAACAAATAATCAGGAGTGAAAGGGATTTTGATTATATCAATCT